GGGGTGGAATGGCGAAATGTAGCCATTTCCCACACCCGTCACGGCTTCGCCGTGCCACCCTCTCCCAGGAGAGGGTATTCGGTGCGTCGTAGGGGCCGATGCCCACATCGGCCCATGGAATGCAGTGCCGTTAGCGGGCCGATGTGCCTCAATCGGCCCCTACGGGTCCTGTCGTAAACTGTTCGATAAATCGGAATTTCGAGAGTGCCGTCACCCCGGCGGGGCACATTGGCAGAATTTTGGGTTTTTTGAAAAAAAGGCTTGACATTCCCAACCCGCTGTTATATAATACACAAGCTGTCAGCGCAAATGCTGCTATAGCTCAGTCGGTAGAGCGCATCCTTGGTAAGGATGAGGTCGCCAGTTCAAATCTGGCTAGCAGCTCCATAAAAAAGCCTGAAATCCCAACGGATTTCGGGCTTTTCTATTTGTATTTCCCTTCCCTATTCAACACCAAAACCAAGACAAAAACCAAGACATTTACATATAAAATTTTTTCTTTGAAAAAGGTATAAACTTCTCTCTAAAATCCGGTATTTATTTGGTATGGGTTCCAACCACCCATACTATCATTAAATGGAGGTTTATACCATGAAAGAAAACAAGAAACGCACCACTATTGTACTAAGCCAAATCACCAAGCAGGTCCAAACCGAGGGCAAAAAGCTTCCTTTAACGGAGCAAATTAAAAACGCCCAAGCCAAACTCCTCCTCCCACACCTCAAGCCGACAAGCGACTCAGAACATGAACAGGAAATAACACACGAGGTAGGATCACTACAAAAAGAATCTGAACGATAAAAAATGCCCCGCCGGGATCGTGGAGATCCGGCGGGGCATTTTTTATGCAAGGTCGGGAGGTTTGATGGCGTGGGGTGTGGATTCGGGGGCGGGGCCTTCGGTGGGCGTGGTGGCGTCTTCAATCAATGTGCCGGTGAGCAGCTGCGCCGAGGGCAGCGGATCTGCCGGCTGGGCCTTGGCCTGCTGGGTGCCAAAGTAGAAGGCGATCACCACCGTAAAGACGGTGAGAAAATCCGCGCCGGAGATTACGCCTGTGAGCGCCAGGACGCAGAATACGACGGTAAGCAGCAGGGTGACAAGGGTCTTTACCTTCAGCAGAGCTGCCAGGTTTTCCAAAAACTTATTCATATGTATCCTCCTTAGTTGGGTTTATGGTATTGCTCTAGATCGCCGATGCGGTGGTTGATGACCTTGATCTGTTCCTCCACCACAGGCATACGCTGGGCAAAATTATTGTGCGCCCGGACTTCCCGGGTCAGCTCGTCGATCTTAGTGTCAGTGACGGCCTGGGCCACTGCGGCTGTCTTTTCGGTTTTCTTGGCGGTGGCCAGGCATGTGATCACAACTCCAGCCAGGGACATGCCGCCGGTGATCAGAGCGACAATAATTGCTTCGCTCACGGAATCACCTCCTCGGGGGGCTGGGTGAGCTTGTCCATGAGGGCTTGGGCTTCCTCGGTGGAGATCTCCCGCCAGTTGTCGGGGCTGTCGCCGGGAGCCAGATAGACCTTAGTGCCGAAGGTCTCACCATCGGTGAACATCATGCCCTCTCCCGCAGTGAGCTTGGTGCGGGTAATTGTTTCTTTTGCCATGGTGGATCCTCCTTAGTAGACGAGCGTCCAGTTTTTGGCCGCAATGGCCTCTTTCTGTGCTTTGGTCAGCTTCGCTCCCACAGTTGCGTGAAAGGTCAGCTTCTGCGCTGTTGCTCCTGTCAAGTCTGCCAAGCCGTCAATGATGGATTGGCTGGAAGCATCAATCAAATTGGGCGATCCACCAACGTTTATTGAAGCCTCAATCGTGCCGGGCATGAAGTACACTTCTTCCAAGTTGGCACAGGCGTTTATAGACGCTCCGTTTGATGTGTTTCCAGACAAATCTATTCTGCCGATTACTTTTTTCAAAGAAGCGACGTAATAGGCAAAATAGTTCCAGCTTGTGATGTGGATTCCATCCGGCAGTACAAGCTCCTCAATACTGCTGTCACGAATCAAACCATACATATCGTAGGCAACATTTGTTGGAACATCCAAGGTTAATTTGCGGATACCCTTTGCTCCGTTGAACAGATTAACCATAAAGCCTTGATAATTCGGCATGACCAGCTTCAGCTCATACCCATCGGGAAACACCACATTGCCATATGTGCCTTGCAGCTTTGTCACATACAACAGAGGATTCGGCAAATAGTCGATCTCCCCAATCCTCTGTGGCACTTGCTCCAAGCTGTCGGCAGGCTCTACGCCCTTGTCGGGAAGAACTGCGTTACAATCGGCAAGAATGATGGCGTTTGCAGCTTCGGCTGCCTCGGTGGCTGCGTTCTCGCCTTCGGTGTAGCCGGCGGCATAGCCCCGCTCAAAGCCGCCGTCGGTGGCGTTGATTACCCGGCCGAAGTCCGCTTCGAAGGAGCGGGCGCCGGACTGGTATTGAAAATCATATTTCATCACAGCACCTCACGATTGAGGCGTGTGCCCACGGAGAAGGAAATGGGCTTGCTGGGGATCACCTCGCCGCCCATGGTGACCAGGACGATCTGAACCTGGGCAGCCCGTCCATCCACAAATTTCAGCGTGTCTTCCTGGGTCAGCTCTACGGTGCCGGAGGAGCCTTCAAGGGAGCAATCCTCCTTCGTCTTGGAAAAGCGGAAGGTTCCCTCCTGGCTATAATCGATCTTCAGCGACTGGATGATGGACGCATCCACCGGCAGTGTGAAGCTGTCGGTGGAGGTTGCGCCGGGAATCAGAACATCCATAATACATCTCCTTTACAGGCCCAGCAGGCTGCCCATGACCTGGGGGCCGGCGATTCCATCGAAGGAAAGATCTCTGTCCTCCTGAAGCTTGCGGACGGCCTTGGCAGTTGCAGGGCCGTACTGGCCGTCTACGCCGTCGCCCTTGGGACCATAGGTGCCCAGGTCGTAGCCATTGCCTTTCAGCAGGATCTGCAGGGCACGGACATCCTCGCCGCTGTCTCCCTGCCGCATGATGCGCATATTCATGGTGTAGCCCTCCTTCGGCTGGTTGTTGGTTTCGGGTTTCTTTTGGGGCTCCCGATCGGGAGCAGCTGCGCCGGCCACCCGGGCATTGACCTCATCCGCAATGGCGGGGAACAGGTTTGCCAGGTAGGGGCCGGGGCACAGGGTGTTGTCGAAGTAGCGGTGCATGGTAAGGCTGCCGCTGGCATCGCCGGTAAAATTCAGGGTAAAGCCGTGGCGCACGCAGATATCAGCGCAGAGATCGATAAGGCTCTTGTAGGCCGCGTCGCTGATGGGCCAATTGGGTGCGCCGCCGCTGTTGGCCACCTCGATGGTGATTGCCTGGTAGTCATTCTCCGGGGAGCCGGAAGTCCAGGCCCGGTATTCTTCCTCCACATAGCAGGCGATACGGCCATCGGAGCCAATGCCGTAGTTGGCACTGGCTTCACCGGGAATGACAAACGCCTCGCCCATCGCCTCCACTTCCTGTGCCACAATTTCGTCAGCTGCATGGTGGGGCGTAATCTTCAACACCTTGCCGGTGGGGTTAAACTGGGGGTTCTTTCTAGGGTTGCGGTTGGGGGACAGCCGCACATAGTTGACCAGTTTGCTATAACTCATGTTGTTATTCCTCCTTATTTGTGATACCACACCTGCAGCCATACAGGATTGTTTGAATTAATTACCCAATCCAACGCGCAGTAAAAGATCGCACTATTGGCACTCAATCGAACCGCAAATGTATGGTTTCCGGCCGCGTCAAATAACGGCAATGTTTGCGCATAAAATCTGGCTGCGTGCCGGATGGGGCTGACCGATGAACCATTCCATTGCACGGTTGATTCGCCACTTGCTGTAACACTCAATTGCACAAACTTTGTATAGACAGGCAAGCCGTTAAAGCGTTCCGCTGTACGGTATTCCACACCCAGTTCCATGGGCGGGAATAACCATTCTTTCTCGCCTGTTTCGGTGAGACGGTACAGCTCTCCCGAAAAATAGGCGTCCATGGCGCAGGTGAAGCCCTCCCGGGTGGCCGTAGCGCCGAAGGCGATGCCCCTGCCGCCCTTCAGAAAGTCCATGGTAGCGTAACCCACGGACAGCACCATGGAGCGGCTGGTGCCCAGTAGCGCGTCGGAAAGGGTGGCTGTCAGCTTCAGCGTGGCCGTGGAGGGTGCCGGGACGATCTCACTGTGGGTAAAATCGCCCACCGCCACGGCGATCTCCTTTGTGGTGCTGCCGTAGGTAAAGGAGAGCGCGGCGGTGTTTCGGCCGTTTACCTGGGTCACGCCGCCGGTGATGGTCACCTTGCAGAATTCGCCGGTATCATCGGCGGTGCCATCCTCTGTGCAGCGTGAGGCGTTCAGAGTCAGCCTTGGTGCTGCGTAGGGTGCCACGGTGATAATATCGGAATCAGATCCAGGGTGGCCGCGGCTGTCTGTGACCGTGCCCACCAGCGTCCTTTCACCGTCCACCGTGAGGACGGCGCCGGAATAGGGCTTGCCGTCCAGGGTCACGGACGCGCCGGTGATGCTGCTGCCCAGGGTGCCGGTGCCTTTGACGGTGACGGCCAGTTTGGAAACATTCTGCACATAGGCGCCCAGCTGATCGAAGGCGCCGGAGCTGTCCTCCCAGCTGATCTCTGCGGTAGGAACAACAGAAGCCGGGACGGTGAGATATATGGGCACCTGCTGGGTGCTGCCGATCTGCGTGTCGCCGCTATAGGTGGCGCAATAGACAGAGCCTACGCCTGTTACGGCGTTGGGGATCTGACGGGCCAGCTCCACGGAGGGCGTCCAGGTGCAGCTATCGGTGACATTTTCGGCAATGGTGCCGGAGGCGCTGCCAAACACATAGGTGATCTTGTGTGTAAAAGCTGCGTCGTGACGGTTGGTGAAAACGGTGAGGGGCTTGCCCATTTCCACGGTGGAGGCGGAAAGGGTGGGCACGCTGTAGCTGCCGCCGGTACCGCTGAGGGTGGTTGTGGCCAGCTCCATGGAGAACCAGCCGTAATCTGTTGTGTTTGGGAAGATAAACAGATAATAGGTTTTATTGGGCAGCAGGAGGATTCCGGCAGAGCCGGTGAAGTCAACGCCCGTGTTGGCGTTGATACTCAGCAATCCAGTATATGCCGTGGTGCTGCCGGCGTTAATGTGGCTGTTGGGGTCTGTGCCGATGTAGAAGCGGAAGGTCTCCGGCCGGATGCCGCCACCGAATACCAGCCCCGTGATAGACAGGCTCACGCCGGAGGCACCTGTGGAGGGCGCCACAAAGCTGTAGCGGGCCACGCGGTTGTAGGTGGACTCCACGCCTATGATGGAAGAAACACCGCCCACGCCGTTCTGGAAGAACGCAGGGGACGAAAGTTTGATGGCTGCCATATTAACCTCCTGTGTATCGGAAACTCAAGTTGCCGTTTCTGCGGGGCAGGTAGGCAAATTCGCCCAGGTCCATCCGGGTACCGACCCGGAGGTTTGTGGTCTCCATTTCATTGGGTGTGATCACGGTGGTGGGATCCTCACCGCCGGTGAAGGCCACCTGCTGCTCGCTGATATCGATACCCATGCCGGTGGCCGTGTTGAAGATCGTGAGGCCGTCCTCGGTAAAGAGGAAATGCTCGGTGATCTCGGTGACCACTTCCTTATCCGCCTTTTCGTCAAGGGAAGATTCCACACGCCCGACGGTGATCTCCAGGCTGTTGTTCTTCTGCTGGATCTCTGAAAGCGATGTCTTCACGCCATCGACGGTGGTTTCCATGCTTTCCACAGAGGAAGAGATCCCATCCACCCGCTGCACTATGGCAGAGGTCTCCTGCGTGACAGAATCCAGCGTGATACGCTGCTGCGACAAAGACGCGGAGACCTCCTCCAGAGACACCTTCATCCGGGCCACCCGGCCTTGGATGATCTCGACTGTGTCCTTGCCATTGACGGCAGAGGCGCCGGCACGGCTGGCATTGCCTGTGCTTTGCAGCGTTACCAAGTTGCCCTTTCTTTTCACAGAAAACACCGCCGTCTTATAGGAACGGCCACCGCGTTCTATGTTATAGAACATACCTGGCTTGCAGATGTGATCAAGATCCCAAAGCTCCGCAGTGATGGGTGTATAAGACAGGCCAACAAGGCATCCGGCAAGTCTTTCCACGCATGGCAAAAGAGCCTCTGTTGCGAAGGTCGCAAGGAGCGGATTATCCAAAATAATGTAGGTCTCGCCTTCGGAGTTCTCCGGCCAAGCGACACCCACATCGTCCTCGTTTTGCTTTACCACCACACGCTGGATTGGAGCCGTGCTATAGTCGGTAACTACCAGTTTTTTTCTTGGGAGTTCCATGTCTCCGCCCTCTGCATAGCTATCAAAGAACAGCTTGCCGTCCTGGTCGATAGCAGCAAATGATGCGTTTGCGCCCGCCACCCATTGGATGATCTGTCTGCCTGTAATTTGGCGGACAAACTTCTGAACCATAAAATCGCCGTTGATCAATTCAGTATCCGCGGCAAGATCCACACCGCATTCCAGGCATGTCATCTCCAGAACGCTGCGGATAGAGTAGGGCCACTGATCCAGTGCCGTCAGCCATTCGGTGAGATCCTTATCAAACAGGATCATGCGGTCGTAAGCTGTAAAGCGATAGGCATTTGTACTGGCCTTTGTGGGGGCCTCCATCAGGAAGCGCCCCACTTGGGTTTCTGTACCGTCTTCATTCACGGTCTTATATACCAGCTCTGTGCCGGCAGGAAGAGAGAACACGCCGGCCGTGTCAATCAGCTCCACATCCACCGCTGCAGCGCAGGCGACGGCATAATTAAGATCTGTCGAATTGTTGACGGCCTGCGTATATGTCACAGACTTGATCGCAGGGATAGCATCGATGCCAGAAGTAATCCGTGTGCCATCAGGCAACACAAAAAGGCTTCGTTTCATATGCGCCTCCTAGCACTCGGTAATCGTAAAGCCAAGTCCTTTATAAAGGCCCAGCCGCTTACTGAAATAGCTAGCGCTGGATTCTGTACGGTAGGCTGTGGTTTTTTGCGATGCACCATCCATCCCCGGGAAAGCAAACTCAAAGGTCACTTTCCCGAGAAACAGATTTTGCATATATGCATATTCCTCCGCCGTCAGCACAGAAAACTTAAACGCCCACTTTCGGATCCCGCTGCGAGTAACACAACGATGGAAGAAGCCGGACTCGTCTGTCCCGGAATCTCCTTCCATGTCCGCCACGGTGATCGTTACATCCGCGTCGGGTGTCAGCATTGGGACACCGTCAACGAGGAAGTCATTACACATCGATCTTTTCACCCAAGGGCACCTCCCATCATTCTGCTGCGCATATTATGGCGATCCACCGCGCCGGCGATCATATCATCGCCGATTCTGATGTTCAGCACCGCCTCCAACAGGTCTCTTATTGCCATCACAGACGCATCATGGCCTGCTCGGTTCTGCTCGACCAAATCCTCCACGGTTGCCAAGAGACGGATCATAACCGACTCTTGGCTTACTTCCTGCAGGCTGGTTTTGGGAGTTATCAGTGCTGCAGTAGAATCACTCAATACGCCGGTGATATCCAAATCGCTTTTCAGAGTGTCCATAGTGATACCCGACAGATCGTGCATGGCATCTGTCAGCGGCTTCGTGTTTGCTTCGATACCAACAGCAACGCCAGGAGGAATCCACTTACCAATCTGATCGCGCATCACCTTAGAAGGCGAGGCAATACCTAAAGCTTTCTTGATTGCATCGAGACAGGCATTTGCTATATTTACGGCCGCTTCCCAAAGTGCGCCGCCCATGGCACCAATGCCTTCAATCAGTCCGCCAATGATATCCTTGCCAAGCTGCAGCCAGTCTGTGTCCTCGATAGACTCCCAAATTTTCGAAGCCATTTCGCCTGCTGCTTCGATAATATCCGGCCAGGCCGTTCCGATGCCTTCGATCCATGTTACAACCAAATCGAAGCCAGACGACAGGATGGACGGGAATTGTTCGAGCAGCCCAGAAAGGAGTTTTCCTACCGCATCGCCCGCAGATACAAGGAGCTGCGGAAATACCAATCGGATACCGGCAATCAAACTTTTCAGGATATCTTCGCCGGTAGAAATGATACCCGGGAATTCTGCGATCAGACGGGATGCAAATTCTGCGGCGATTGAAAATGCCGATTCTGCAACACCAGGCAATGCGGCTGCGATACCGTCGATCAGCTGAACCACCATGCCGCCGCCGGTTTCCAGAATGTCCGGGAAACGGTCGAAAATCGCATCCATGAATGAGCCTGCAATATTTTCATCCGTTCCAAGCAGCAGCTTTGCCGAATTGTCCAAGCACCCACGCAAGGCGCTTATGGTGTCGGCGGCGATCTGTGCCCAATCTGCTGTGATGATCGCTTCGCCAACAGTTGCAACGATACGCCATGCCGCCTGCAGCAAATTCGGCACCGCCTCCACGATTGCACTGCCAAGACCCACGACCAGGTCAGCACCCATCTGAATGATCGTATCCGTATTGTCGGCCAGCAGGTTCAGTCCCTGAACGGCCAAATTCAATCCGGTTCTCAGAACCTCCGGCAGCGCTGTGACGATATTTCCAAGCATGGGCGCCAGGTTTCCGACAACGAATGTATAAACCGTCTCACCCAGTGCAGAAAGAGAGGGGCCGATATCACGACCAAGGGACAGATTTGCCAGCACATCACTGAGAGCCGCTTTCATGGATGCCATGGAGCCGGAGAAGGTTGTCGCAGATTCCTTTGCCGTTGTACCTGTAATATCCAGTTCTTCCTGAACAACATGGATCGCAGAATACACATCTGCCAGGTTGTCGATTTTATATTCCACGCCGGAAAGCTTCTGCGCATCTGCCAGCAGGCGCTCCATCTCCGTTTTTGTGCCGCCGTAGCCCAGTTTAAGGTTATCCAGCATGGTATAATTCTGCTTTGCAAAACCTTGATAGGCATTCTGAATGGATTCCATGCTGGTGCCCATTTTATTGGCATTGTCAGACATATCCGTAAGCGCCATGTCCGCCACGGCAGCAGCAGCCTCGGTATCTCCGCTAAGGCCCTGCAACAGACTGGCAGAGAAGCCGGTCACCATCTCCATGTACTGGTTGGCCGACATACCCGCCGTCTTATAGGCCTGCTCAGCGTTTCTTATGACTGTGTCCGCACTGTCCTTAAACAGTGTCTCAATGCCGCCGAGGCTTTGTTGAAGATCTGCACCGGCTTGGATCGACTCGCTAAGAGCCTTTCCGATACCTGCCGCCACGATAAGTCCCTTGATCTTTCCGACCATGCTGGAGCCAAAAACACCACCGGCACTTTTACCGGCGGTCGGCATTTCACTATTGAAAACGCTAGACAGCTGCCCCTTGATTCCATCCGCAGAAGGAATCACCTGTACATATGCCTTTGCTACACTACCTTTCACACTTCACCCCCGTGATCTTCTCCCATTCGGCATCGAATTCATTTCCAGAATCGAACGCCTGCACCTGTTTGTCGTCCTCCTTCTTTTCGCCCAAAAGGAGGTTGAGGATGGAGATGGGCGCATTGGTTCCGCTCTTTCCATCAGGGGAGAGTTTCCAAATGATCAAAGAGAGGCGATCCAATATGCCAGCCAGGAGCACATCTTTCCTGGGAATCTTCGTGCCGGTTAAAATCATTTTTATTCGGGAATTTTCCCTCAAACCGACAGCAAGCGCTGCCAGCTTTGTGGCCGGCAGCGCTTCAAAATCGTATATCCCGTATGTTTCCGCCAAATCGCAAAGCAAGGCATCCCGATCGGCGGAAAGCATGCCGGCGAGGGTCAGCAGTTTTTTCCCTGCTTTGCGGAGTTGAAGATCTCCACAACGGCATTAGTTGCATCCTTGATGGGCACTCTGCCGTCGGGCGTTCTCAGGTGGTCATAGAGGCACTTCTTCTGTTCGTTCCCCAAAAGAAGCGTGATCACACGGGTGACAGCAATGGGATTGCTGTCCGCCTCAGCGATAGCGTCCACCAGTTCCATATTGTCCAGCGCTTTTTTATCCACCTTGAATTCAAAGCCCGTCGATGTCTTACCCTGCATCATGCTTCTTCGCCTCCTTCGTCATTTGCCGCTGCAGCAGCTGTATTCTTGATCATGTACTCGTAATGATAATTGCCGTCTTTATCGGGTGTCGCGGTGATGGTGATGCCGTAACCGATGGCGGCATTCTTGTACACGATCTCATCAATCGCGGTGATGGTGCCCTTGGGAATGACGATGCGCTTGGCGACGCCACCCTTCAGGATCATATCGATCACCCAGGCAGACTCGCCGATCTCCTCGCCATTCACCTTGATAGTGATTCCCGTTTCCAGGTCGCCGGTGACATTGCTCTCACCATAAACGGTCTTCTGGACTTCCACATTGAGAGCTTCAATCAGCGTAAGCTTGAAGGTGTCGGGCTTTTCGGTCTGATAATTCAGAACCTCGTCGCCACCCCACGCCTTGGTGCTCTCAAAGGTGGGACTGTTGGCGTTGGTCACACCATCCTCGGAAATGTACCCCAGGGACTTGAACGCTTCGTTCAGCTGTGTTTTTGCATCAGTGGGCAGCTGCGTACCGGCCGGCGCACGATGCGCGGCGCCGCCAGTTTTCGGCTTTGCCGCAGATACATAGTCAGTATTCATATTTTCCTCCTTAGTAGTGGGTTAAGCTTTGCACCGCCTGATAGCGGTACCTCCTGTTTTGGGTATCGAAAGCGGGATAATCTGCGACCCGTTCAGAGCTGCATATCTCAGGCAATTGCACCAAGGCATCCAAAGCAGTTTTTACCATCTCGTTCAGCGTTGCGGCTTCATACAGCGATTCTGCATATGAGTCCGCCACGATCTGTGCGGAGTCGATATAGTTTTCCCGTGGGCCGGACGATTTGCGCAGCACGACAAAACGCGCATCTGGCTTTTCGGGGAATTCCATAAGAACGGCAACAGGCAAAATACTTTCCAGAAACTCCTTAACCGTGATCTCAATCATCGCTTGTTCCTCCCTTATATGCACCAACAACCACACGAGTCTTTCCGATTACAACATCGGACACATAATCCGTGCCGGTTGCCCTGGTCATTTTCTCGGCTTCTTTTTCACAAACGCTTGCGATTTCCTTGGATTTCAAGAGTTCTTGTATTCCATCGCTGTCCAGTTCGATCCGCACATTACTCATGCCGCACGACCTTTACCTTCCTGTTCCAGTCTAAAGGAACGAGATCTTCGATCCACTCCTGTACTGGGCCAAAAGTCCGCCACTTCACGCCAAAGAATTCCACATCAGTGTTTTCCCACTGGTGCTTATCTCCCTTCGGAATGCTGAGCTCATATTCCAGCCGTTTGCCGGACATCTGGCTTTCCGTAACGATCTCCGACGGTGCAGATGGTGTGGCAAGCACATTCTCTATCACCACCGGCACCGTTTTGAAGACAGGCGCGCCAAAGGCGTCAACACCAGTCTTCTCCTTTTGGTGCAGGATTACTTTAATTCCCTTGATTAGAGAGGCCATAGACATCCATTCCTCCATACCTTTGCCTTCTCAAGCCCAGGCGCGCAAGCTCGGTTTTTTTGATGAACAATCCGCCGCCGGGAACCAGGAAACTGCCGGAGACACTATAGCCTCCGGCAGCCTGTGAAAATTGAGTAAGCGGTTCCTGATCGGTCGAGGTCATCAAAGCACGGGCCACAACATCGACGGTCACAGATCGGGCAACCTCTGCAAAGTTCGGATCCTGCTGCACCATGGCATCCAAGTCTTTTCCAACCTTCTTTGCTTCTGCACGCAAAGATGCCGAGACGATCTTCAAGAGGGCATTTGCCCGGTTCTGCTCGTCGGAATTCATATTCCGCCACAGGAGTGTAATATCATCGACCGTCGCAAAGTTCGCCATTACTTCTTACCCCGGCGCTGGCGCTTAGGCTTTTCGCTACCTTCGCCAGAAACATCCTCAACAGGGGTCTCGTTGGCGGTTTCCTCGGCGGGGATCTCGTCGGCGGTTTCCTCGGCGGGGATCTCGTCGGCGGTTTCCTCGGCGGGGATCTCGTCGGCGGTTTCCTCGGC